CGTTAGACCTATCAGTAAGAGTACCCTCAGTTGTTTGCTTTTCAATAGGCGCTTCTTCTAGTTTAGGTGATTCAACCTTAGGTAAATCTTCAACCTTCGGTAAATCTTCAACAACAGGAGTTGAAATATCTACAGGTTTGTCAGTTTCTGCTGGTTTTGAACTTTCTTCAGATACTACAGTTTCATTAGCTACAGACTCTTCCTTAGCAACTTCTGGTGCAGAAGTTGTAGTAGCAACACCTGTATTTTCAGAAGTTTCAGATACCTTATCATTCTCTGGTGTGGAACTTACAACACTAACATCACCTGTAGCTGTGATAGGAGTTGCAACCTCCTCAGCCATAACACTAGGAGATAGAAAAGCTAAACCTACTAATGCAGACGCTAATCCGATACCTTTGTACTTTCTGAGGGAATAAAATTCTTTTTTGTCTCTAAACTTCATTGAAGTTTCTCCTTTAATAATAGTTTATAGTTATGGTGTCTTAAAGATAATTCTCAGCACCATAGTCTAACAAAGACTAGTAAAACTATAAAGACTTAGGTAAGTTAATTTGCCTACTGAAAAAGCAAGGTCAAACAACCCTGCTTCTATTTCTATAGAGAAATAAACTCAATAATACTAGATACCAACGGCTTCTTTTGCTAGCTGATCTACCAAATCATTAACCTTTACACCAGTGTGACTTCGAACCCATAATAAGTGAATATGGCTAATTCCATGAGATTTTGCATAGCTTAGAACACGTCTAATATAATCTGAGATAGGAGTATCACCACCACTACCCCAACAAGCTTGACCTCGGACTACTACAGATTTAGGAGCTGACCACCGAACGATACCCTCATAGTCACAGACTACCGTTAGAGAAGATAACCTACGCTCAACTGCCACAGAAATAGCCGTTGCATAAGCCATGACCTCACCTGCTACGTTGCGAGATTGAGCAAACTCTGGTTTGTTACCACTGATTCGTCTAGTGTCAAGTAAGTTCTTATTGCTGTCATACACTGCAACACCCCCACCATAGACACCAGTCTTTGCATTAAATGAGCCATCTACCACAAAAACTGTACCGTGTAAGTTAAGGCTGAACGGGTCAGTATCCTCAATCAAGCGAATTGTACCACCAATACCTTGCTCATTTTGATAAGGAATTATTCTGGGTTCTTTAACATTAGCAACCTTACCGTCGATAAAGGATTGAGCCTCTGCCCTAGTGGAGAACTTCTTAAACTGTGCTTTAGGCATTCCGTTTACGATACCCTTGCATTCTTCCCAAGTAGTAACTACTTGTTTAGTATTCTTAATAGCGTAATAAGATGTTTTAGCCATTTTATAAACTACCTCAACCCCAGTTCAACTGCTCTAGCATACTCTTTTGGGTTAGTGAAACGAAAAAGTCTGTCTAGATAGTACTCCAGTAATTCTAGAGAATCACAGGTCTCTTCCACACTTCTGAAAGGTTCAGAGATAAGTATGTAAAATAAATTTAGTATTATAGACATCGAAGATGCTACCATTAAGACTAGAATTGCTAAAAAGATATACTCATAAGGAACACTTAACTGCAAAGTATCATACAATGACCTAGAGATATAGGATAATGTAGTTAGAAATATAAAGATTACAAAACTTGTTGCTAAACTTGATTTTAGAACTGTGAATCTTATTTTAATGTTTGACATTTAGATACCCCCTAACAAAACGATAATAGCTAAACAAACCGTAATTAAAGTATTTTGAGAAGTCTGGCATAACCTCTTCATAGTCTTTATCTAAGGTTTTACCATCCCTTAAAGCAAATCTAAGGGAAGATAGTATAGCAAAAAGGAATAAGATAAAAGCTACTCCAGTAGTGTAGTCATCAATAGAGATACTTCCCCATAAGAGAAACAAGGGATAACTAGAACACCAAAGCAATCTTGCTATGTTAGACATTAAATCTAACCTAATTACAGACCTAACACCCATTGTTGTAGGTTTCTTAAATGTGATAACCCAAGGAGCTAGGCATAAACTCCAATAAATCAAACTGATAACTACTTGACTGACATACAAAATATAAGCAATCAAGACAACCCAAAATAAAACTTCTACCACCAAACTACCCCCTATACAACTAACCAACGCCAGTTACCAAGACCTTCTTTCAGTTCTGAGTACCAATATCCTGGCAACTCATAATAGATAAAGACCGTTAACTCTATTAAAATGAGCATACCCACTAACCATAAAGATTGTTGGACAGGATAGTTCAATGAACTGACTACGCTTATAACGATAACATAAGACAAGGTTAAGACCATCTTATAAGCAAATTTTCTAGATAAATATCTGTCAAAACCTTTAGACATAAGTTTAGGCTCATCTTTAAAGAGAAGTTTAGTAATTACAAGTAAAATAGAACCAAATGTAAGCCTAAACATAAGCAGATAAACAACTACTGTAATAAATGTACTAAATTGCATGGTCAACCTTCTTTCCGTCTAAAGCAACTGCACGACGATAATAGTCAGTCAACACTATTTGGAAGATTTGTTCCATAGTGAATGTTGCTTGTTGAAATACACTTTGCTTTTCTTTATAATTGAAAGAAAAGAAGATGATAGCTAATTCAAAGCACATTACTAATAATATACTTTCAGCAAAGTGCTCTTCTATAGATTGTAAAACCCAAGGTTGCTGTATTGTAGATAGATACCCTAAAGTTGCAATAAGGATAAACTCGACAATGATAGATTTATATAAGACTTTTAACTTACTTTTCCAAGAAATCATTGTTGATACCCTCTTCAGCTTCAAGACGCTGTTTCTCTAAATCTACCAAAACCTCTAACAACTCAATAATGCGAGCGATGTGTTCATCAAACTTACCCTCATCTTCGAGGTCGGCTGTCAACATTTGAGCTCTACGCAATACCAAAATCTGAGTCCAAGACAAGTCTGGGAAGTTAGATTCCGTTACCAGTGGGACTAAATTACAGTACTGCTCACGGCTAGATACCCTCGGCGCACATAATTTAATGTACCCATAAGACTCGCTAGCTTTCTTTGACCAGTTGATTGCTTTTTCTAAATCCTGTAAACCACCTTTATGTTTGTAACGGATTACATACTCAACTACCGTTGCGATAGTGTGAGGGAAAAGCGAATACAAAGTGAAGTCCCAAGACTCAATTTTGTTTTGCATGTAACGTTCTGGGTGAAGTAATTCTTCGTTTTTTACATATTTTTCTGACATCTATAACTCCTATGTATTTCGACACAATTCTTCGATTAGCTGACTCATTACCCTAGCTTTAAACTTCTCAGTACAGTAAAGGTCATACTGACGTGGCATAGTGTACTTTAAGAATCGTTTAAAGCCTACATTAGTGCTAGGGAAGTCGCTTCTACGAAGATACTCACCACAAGACCAAAAAGGAAAGCGACCTGAGTTACGGAAATGAGCGAACTCTTGAATGATTTTAACCCATAGTAGGTAAACTTGCTCTGTCTGAGCGTCAACCTTGATAACAGAACCGTCGTATTTAGTGTAATTAGACATGGAATACCCTTTCTTGAGCAGATTGAGAGCAGAAATCTTTCTTATCCTCTCTTTCGACATACATACTATACAGGAAGTAAGAACGAGCGTAATTTTCTGTAAATTCGTTAAGCGTTTGATACAAAAATTTGCCTAGTTTCAAAGAAGTATTAGCCATAGCTGAACCAGTAATTACAAGAGAGTATAAAAACTCATTTTTCCTGTATCCTTGTTGGTTCTTAGCATTAGAGCCCAGAATAGGATTTAGTGATACTGATATTAGTTCTTTAGAATAGATACCCTCTTTGCTCAGGATTTCCCTGAATAGACTGGCATGTAAACTAGTATCTATTGGCGCTAGAAAACTAAGATTAGCTAATAAGCTTACGTGAAAGTTGTGCATAAAATACTCCTTTACTTCCAAATTGGTGGTGTCATGGCTTCTAGAAATACCCCATTATATACGATAACCAAATAAACTAAAACTACCAAACCAACAGTGTTGTAAACAGTTAAGCCTACTCCTAACTTCTTATCGAAATTCTCAGACAAAGATGAATAAGAATGAAAGTAAACTGTAACAAAGAACCAAGTAAGAATCAACACTATGTAAGTGGGGATTAACACATACTTAACATCAAAGATACCAACTGTTGCCATACCCACAAGAATCCAAGTGGGTAAGGATAAGATTGGACTCCAACAGGTGTACAGGCTAAGAATGTTTCTTAGGCATTTTACCATGATGATACCCCTACTTCTTTCTAAATATACAGACACGTTTCGTGTCAAAGGGAACTGAATCCAACTTGAAATACTTCTGTAAGTAAGCTAGATAACTATCGTCCCTAGATGTGTAACTATTCTGCAATTCTAAGTAGTCCTTCCAAGGAGAAAGAATCCACTTATGCAGTGCACCAGTAATACTATACTGTTCTTTTGACTCACGACTTAGAGAGCCTAAACCCCAAACTGTATGAAAGATAATCTCATAAGCGTCTTTTACGCTAGTTACGATAGAGCCGTCTTCGTTTACCTCAACGTTACCAATGATTGAATTTCGTTGAAGTTCGTTAACCCAAATGTCTATCTCTTCTTTAGCTTGAACTGATGCAGGCTGTAGAGTAAAAGATTCCGACTCATCTGAGTTTGCCCAATCACGAATAACTAAAGAGCCACCTTGTTTTAAAGCACCGACAAGCATTGAGATAGTTTCTGTGCGCTCTTGACGGTTAAGATAACTCATAATCTCGTGGAAAACACTAGATAAATAAATAACATCAAACTGAATGGTTTGCTCTAACAAGTCACTCTTAGTCAAGACCGATACCCCCATGCGATATAACTCGGTCTGGACGGTTAAAGAAATGTCGTATGCATAATAGTTAGCACCAGTTGAAACTACCTCAGATATGAACTTAGACGAAATACCTGAACCAAAATCAAGGATATTAACTCCTTTACCAAGAAATGGTTTAACTACTTCAAATTTTGAGTCAGCTGTTTTGTTCATTCTTTGTAGGTAAGTACCACCATCATTTAAATAATTATCCATTAGATACTCCACTTCCTTTTAGTTATGTACCTTGCAGGACTCGAACCTGCGGTGACTCGGTTATGAGCCGAGAGCTCTGACCACTTGAGCTAAAGGTACTGAATCACTATCAGCCACATCATTCTAAACCCTAATAAGGAATCACCCTTAACCAAGCCCGATGTACTTAATAGTGTAAGCTCTGTCTCGTGCATCACAGTTGATTAGACTGAATACCCATAGGTTGGCTTATGCACCCTACTGGACTCGAACCAGTATCGGAGGATTAGAAGTCCTCTGCACTGTCCTGTTGTGCTAAGGGTGCTTCGAGGGGCGTCAGATACCCCCAAGGTTGTTATATAGTCCATAGGCTACTACTCTACAAAATAACCTATACTAATAGTTTACCAAACTTTTAGTTTAGTTGCAAGCGCCTTTAAGAGATAAAATACAACTAGGATAAACACCTAGTTGTTGTACTTCTTAGGATTAGCAACAAGCTTAGGACGATAAGACTTACTATTGATGTAAGTGTCACCGTAAATAGTACAGAACCTACAGATTTCTGAAGATATATACCAGTTACTTACAGTACCTATATAGTTAAAAACATACTTGTACTTACCGACACTCATTAAAGTATTTAAGGACTTAGTTAATAGAATACGTTCGTCCTTTGTTAAGGATAAGCGAATACCATTAGGAATTGAATAAATCAACTCACCCTTACACACCTTGATTAAGGTAGTACCCCTAACAGAAACAAATATCTGATGCTTGATGTTTTCTTTAGGGTCGTAACTGAATACTAACCCTTCGGATTCTAGTTCTGGGTGTTGAGTATAGAAACCACTCTCTTTTAGGATATCCTTAAACATCTTATCAAGGCGAGAGTAGGCTTCTTGTTTGTATTTTGGATATTTTGTTACTTTGCCCATATTATTGCTCCTTTAATTTATAATTGAAATATAATTCAGCACCAAACCACTGAATTGAACTAACAATTGCACCAACTGCGAAGATTGATTCGAAACTAAGGTGTAAATAATGTAAAAACAACCATAGTAATACAGGTGTCAATATTGCAGTTGGAATTGCATAAATAAGTTGAGCGACACCATTCAAATCATGTCGATACGAACGGCTAATTGAGAGCCACATATAATATCTTAACTTAGTAATAACCTCAATGGGCAAAAATACCCATAATACTGGGGATATAATTCCTTGATATATAGAATTTGGTAGCCAAGTTAGACCGAAATATGCGATAAGGTATAACAATACAATTGATGCTAGTGCCCCAATAACAGACTTCCAAAACACAAACTTATTGTCTTTATACGGAACTGCTTCATCCAAACCAACATTTCTAGATACATGACTATTTAGCAATCCTGCCATAGAATCTACCCAACCTTCAGGTAACATCATTAGGTTTGAAATCCAATATTTGATAGCTGCATAAATCGGATTAACTGTTATAGTTAGTCCGACACCAACGATGGCAGATACTCTTGGTGCTAAACGTCTAACTAACTCCCATTTAACTATTTTCCAATAAGACTTAATACCTTTCCAAGAGAATTCAAACCCCTTAGAAAAGAAATTAGGTATAGGTTTCTTCCACAAGAACCAATAGAGTGGTATAGCATTAGTTATCATGTTTACAACTAAAGCTGCATTTATACCTAAATGTAACACGTGAGTTGTAAAGAAGATACCGATTAGCATAGACCATGCATTAGCGTGGTCTAAAATTGTAGCTTCCTTACTTCTACCTCTAGTTCTTAGATATGATGGTATAAATATTGACCAAGGTGCTGCAATTAAAATTGATACTATTGATAGCTGGAAGTAAGGTATATAGAATGGTAAATCTAATGGCGATACTCCAAGGATGAGCAAGAGTTTGGGCAAAAACATGAAACTACCGATAGCTGAAGGTAAGAGCATAAGATAGAACAAGTATATGTGGTTTTTAACTACTTTAGACTCTATACTCAACCCTTGTTTTTCTATTAGTTTAGGTAGAGTTGCAGTCATTGAGGTTCTAGCAGTGTAGTATGTAGAAGAAAGAACAACCCAAAAAGCGTCGTTTA